TTTGGTTGTAAACCAATTCACCAGAAATTACAGGGTTGTTAAACCCGCTAACTTGGGTAATTGTGTTTTGTGAAAAGAGTGCGATGATTTTACCCTGCCTTCCTGATGAAACCCCAACCCTTTTGTGGCGGGAGAAATTTGCCGTTCACTGTTCTACCTAAACATTTTCTTCTAATTGTGCTTACATATACATTGTGTACCAATGCTGTTGATTGCGCTGAAAGCAAAGATGCGCTAATTTCATTTTGTACTTTATACGCAAAATAATATGTGCCCGTTGGCATTTGTATATTGGTAAAAGTAAAATTGGTTGATGGCGTATATGCGTTGCTTGCTGAACTGCTTTGCGTTGCATAAACCAACCAATCACTTGCACTAGGCGTTGCAACAGTTGTATAAAACAGCGTAAACATTGTTACGCGCCCCGTTGCAGGTATATAAATGGTTACATCAAATGTTGGAACGATGGCACTTGGCAATACGTTTGTGATTGTTGGTGCAGCTAATACGCTGAAATAACTTGGATTTGCCAAGTTGCTGTTAGGTGCTGGTGCGTATTGTGTGATGGTTGCATCATCGTAAACTTGAGCGTTATATTCAATTAAATCAATAGTGGCAGACAAATCCCCCGTGCCATGCGATTGTTCCGCAACTTTCATCACCCTAAATAATTTATCTGTCCAACCATAGTCTGCATTGGTAACGCTAACAACATCGCCAGCATCGACTTGAATGCCGGGGTATGGCGTGCTAAATGCTACGATTAAATCTTCACGCGCTTGCTCTAATTGCCTGTTAGCAAGGTATTGAGCTTGCACACTGTCATTAACCAAATCCAGCGTAATGCTTAATTTGTTTACGGGTTCGTTAGGATATAACAAACCAGATGGCGTTTCGAGATAAACGTAATCTGTTTGGTCGCGGTTAAGTTTGTTTGGAAAACTTGCTTGTATTTGGTTAATGCTGCTGGTCAGGTCATAACTGCTAACCCGAATGTCAGACATGATATTGCTATCATTAAAAGCAAAACTGGTTGCCTCTGCTTTATTAATAACAATTGCCCATTTACCCGTAGTGGCGTTGTATTGTGTCCAGCTGTCGCACGCGGACATAATGCGATCAATGTTTTGCAAACAATCTAAGCCTGTATCCAGCACGCCATTAATTCTGTAACGCGCTTGCGTTGCTGACCCGCCGCCGCTAGGCGTGTAAGCAATAGTTTCGTCTGAATACGCATTTAATGCCGTTACTGTAGTGGCATCAACAATGGTTGCATCCATTGCTGCGCCATAGATTTCGTTGGTCATGTAGTCATACCAAACGTCACCCGGCTTTGCTACGCCTGTGCCATTCAAATAATGCTGCGCTCTAAAAGTCAACGCTTGCATTTGCGTAGTTTGCGCTTCACGGCTGTAATTTAGCTTAACAATTGCAAAAGCCAAGCCATTCATTTGCCGCCCACTTGCCGCCCATCTTTGCGCCAAAGCTATGTCAGCACCGCCCATATAGGTTGTTGGCAATGCTGCCCCGTTTAGGCTTGTTATAACTCCCGCTTGTGTGCTGGTGTACAAGGCAATATATAAATTGCCATTAATTTTTGTGTCTACATTGCCAGCACCATCTGTCAGGCTAACAACTTTTGTTAAGTCGGTGGTGTCAAATGTAATCAGTCGGTCGCTGTAATAAAATTTTGTAGTGTCAAAAAAGAATTGACCATTAGGGCTAATTGCCGAAACAGTCATAACGTAATACATTGTTTTTTGATTGATGGTTAGCACCGCATCTGTAAAAATGCCGCCAAGGTAAGCATCACCATAAACCACAGGAATACTATTTGTATTGCTTGGTGGGCCTTGCAAACGCACGCCGTTATCAATTGATTGGTTAGTACCCGTTTGTGCATTGGGTTTAAACGCACGCGCTATAACTTGTGACAAGGCATAAGAAACCGCAAAAGACGCAACAGCAACGCCAACGCTACCAAGGGCTGCGCCCATTAAAATCAAATCACCGCCAAAAAATACGGCTGCAACTAAGGTCGTTGGCATTTTTTATTCCTTGAAAAACGTTGCTTCTAAGGGTCTGTAACCCCGTTTAGTGTAATCAATCAATGGTGAATTTGCCATCACAGTTGTACACGCATAAGCCACGCGCCCACTATCAATCATTGATTGCGCCATCATGTTAAATTCAGCCCATAACCTGCCGCCCAATGTGCCGTTTCTATGTTCATGTTTTACCCACCATGCCAATTCATGCAAGATTAAAGCCTTTGGACACCATAGGTTTGGCGCAACCATTGCCAGCAACATTCCTCGATAATCATCATCAACTAAAGCAAACCCTCGCCCTGAGACAATTTGAAAAATAAGTTGCGTTACATGGTCAGCATCGTGATTTGTTTCTGCACGCAATGCTTTTGGGCTAGATTCCAATGCGTATTGCCGCATCATTTCAACCAATGCGGGTATGTCTTGTTTTGTGGCTTGTCTTATCATTAAAACCCGCTTGTAACACTAGAGTTGTTGTTATCGTTACCAGCATTTGTATCTGCTGATTGTGTTACTACAATTGGCGGCGCACCAAAATCAAAATAAGTTGCTGCAATAATTGGCACTCTATCCATACTTGTGTCATTAGGGTAAAAAGTTTTCCAAATGCTTGGGTTAGTTCTTATGCCACCTACGCGGTTTTGCAAAATGGTTCTAAATGATGCACAGCTTAAAACGCACGTTGCTACCCTGATTCTTTTTTCGGTATCAAAATCTTCACTAATTGCAACAGTAGAAACCAAACCTTGATAACGTTTAAAAAATTGTTGCGTTGGAGTTGTAATAATTTGATTGTTTGAATCTAAAAACCCGCGCCAAACTTCAATTTTGCTGCCCTTAATAGTTGCCGACAAAATCAAAGCAATGTTTGTACTGTCAATGCCAGTGAGTGATACGCCCAAATCTCCGCTGGTTGCTTTAACTTGGCGGTCAATGTTTGTAATGTTAAGCAAACTGCCTAACCCAGAAAAAACAGTGCCATCCACAGTAATGGCTGCGGCTGCGTTGCAAAACGTATATGTCGCGCTTGGCGTTGTTAGCTTTACAAATTCGGCAAATCTAATGCTGTTGCTGCTTAAAGCAGCCATTGTGGTTGTCATGCTGAAATATTCTCCCTAAAAACAAAAGCACCATCCCATTGCACAAACGCGCCATTTGTCATAGGGTTTAGCGTATATGTTGGGCAGCTTTCAGCAAGCATATAAAACGTACAGTTAACACCAACAGCAGACAATGTGCCCACGCTAGGCGTGCCAATAACAGGTCTATTGAGGCTAACGCTTACTGTGCTGCCACTGCCCCTTAAAACTTGCGTAGTGACTTTGTATGGGTATATGCCCAATTGCAAAAAATCACCGGGTTCAAAAACAACTGCTGTTGTGGATACAGCGGGCAAATTACCAACTGTAATTGTTTGGCTATTAGCTGGCGGTACAACAGTCAATGTCAGCGCGTTAACTTGTGCGGTTGTTAAATCGCCTTGGTAAGCAGTAAACCAAGATAAGTTTGCATTGTTAAAACTGATTGTTTCTGGCAACTGCCTATCTTTATTGTCAATGGCTTGTATGATGCCACGCACTTGTGGGTAATACAAATAATTGTGTGGCATAACTGTAAACACCCACGGCACAGCAGTAAGGTATTGCGCCACGCGCACTTGCCCACCACGGCTAATTTGTTGCCCAACCATACGCCGATTGTTTACCGACATATTTTGTTGAATGTTAAATATTGTTTGAAAAGACATTACGCCCTCCCTAAATTACCGGAAATGGCTTTTTCGCCATACCTGTTAGCTGCCCAAATTGCATTGGCACTTCCATAAATCCTATCTTCAAAGGATTTAGTATCAATTGCTTGGATGTAATTGTTGGTCACGTTTGTAGTGCCGCCCATGCCACCAAGTTGATTGTTAGGAATGATTGTTCCCGCTGTGCGCGGTACAAATAATTCTGGCCCACGTTCACCAACAATGCTTGGCTTGCCTACAGGTGGACTTCCACCATCAGCAAAGCCCAAGAATGAAAGCGCAGTGCTAACAATATTGCCACCACCACTTGATGCGCCGCTCATCAAGCCGCCAAAAAAACTAGCTATACCACCACCGCCAAACATTGCTTTTGTAAACTCCATTGCTTGTGCTTTTAAATTTATGTAAATTAAATCTTGGATAATGCTTTGCGCCAAATCATTGAAACTTAATTTACCTGTGCGGACAAAATTTCGCAAAGCGTTGTCCATATTGCTTACAACTGCTTCAAATGCACGCTGCCCATCTTCCATTGCTGTGGGCATATCGCGGATAAACTCTTTCATGCTTTTGGCAAAGCCTTCGCCATACGTGCCTTCACGCATACTTTTTGTCGCAGCGTTGCGCCGTTCAGCTAAACGAATTGCTTTTTCTGCTTGTTCGTTTTCTCGCTGAATCATTGCTGCTTTTGTATCAGCATCAATTTTGTCGCTATCTTGGATTTGCTTAATTACATCGGCACGCTTGTATTCAATTTGCAAAAGCTGCTGCGCCAAATCAAAATCTTCTTTTCGCATACTTGTCGCTTTTAACGACAAATCAAATATTTCTTGTTCGCGGTCTAACTGTGTATCAGTTGCGCGGATACGCTCTAAAAATGTTTTGTATTCTTTAGTTGTTTCATTGGTAATTTCAGCAGCCAAACGCGCTAATTCTTGCTCTTGCGCTACTTGTGCTGCAAATGCTTTGGCTTGTTCTGCCCAATACTTTTTTTGTTCTGGGTCTTCACCCGGTTTAACAGTGCGCCGTGGGCCTGTTTGTTTTTTAGGCGCATCCCAACTATCACCGCCAAAATCGCTGAATGGTGCGCCCATTATTTTTTGTTGAGCATAGTCTAAGCGCGAACGTTCTTCTGCACGCATCTTGTCGTATGCTTCATTTGCTTTTATTGCAGCATTTATTCCTTCTGTTGCTAATATTTTTACATTGTTAATGGTGTGTTGTATTTCATCGGATATACCTTTAAACACAAACATTACATCTAAACCAAGCACTGCAACAGTTTGAAATACTGTTTTGATTGCATTGCCAAATGAATTGCTATCACCCACTAATTCTTTTATATATTCCAATGTCGTTTTTAAAGTTGGGCCAATTGCTGTTGCAAACAATAATGCCGTATCGCGCCCCGCTTGTTGCAACATATCCCATGCAGCGGCAGCATCTTCAACCGCTTTAGCTTGTTCTAGCGTTGCGCCTTTGCCATCTTTTAATGCGGCATTTAGCCCAATAAAATCCACGCCTTTGGCAGCTTTGCCAAATATCTCCATTGCTAAAGCATCTCTCTCGGTTGAGTTCTCAAACTCGCCTAATTTGTTTATAGTTTCACTAAACACATCTTGATTGCTCCTAAGACTTCCATCATTATTAGTTATGCTAACCCCTAAAGTCTTAAAAGCATCGGCAGCAGCTCCCGTTCCTTCTTTAGCTGTACCCATATTCTTAGTCAACTTTGACATCGAGCCTGTCAAGGTGTCTAGTGGAACATCTATTAATTCACTCGCATATTGAAATTTCTGTATTTCGGTTGTGGAAAGTCCTGTCTGTTTAGCAAGAGTATTAATATCGTCTGCAGATTGTGCAGCCTTTACTCCAAGACCTACGATGCCAGCTAATGCGCCGCCTGCTACAGCAGAAACTGGTGTAAAAGCTTTTCCAGCACTTTCGACCTTA